TCCTACTTTTGTTGAAGAATGTCAGAAAGAGATTGTAGAGTATGGTAGGAATCAAGTCTACCATGGTAAAAATGAAAACGATAAGATTCTTCCTTCCAATGCATTCGATGGAGGATGGTGTCTAGGAGTAAATTATGTGCCAGCATCATGTGAATCATGTGGTGATGGTCGTGAAGAGATGCCACACCTGGCTAGAGTACAAGAACAAATTATTCGTACTTGCCATGAGGCATATGGAATCTATTTGAACATTGGAATCTCAGTCTATTGTCAGTGGATGAACTGGACCGAACCTCATGGATATGCAATCGGACATGTCCATGGTTCTACATCACAATTGACTGGAGCATTCTTTATTGATGTACCAGAGGATTCAGGTAATTTATATTTTGAAGATGTGGACATGGAGATCATGCCTACGTGTGGATTCCAAGCAGAAGATGTTGTTGACAATGAAAAGATGAACGTCAACACTTTCTATGAGCACAAACCTCGTAATGGAGAATGTGTTATTTTTCATCCAATGATCCGTCACAGGGTTGGAACTAACAACTCTAAATTACCTAGAGTATCATTGGCATTTGACCTTCGTATTGGTATGTGAATACATATAGTATAGACATATGATATCTCAACTCTAGATGACGTTGTACCGTCCAAACGGTGACTTCGGACCAGTCTGCGACCCGTTTGAAGATCCTACCGACTTCTCATTACCCATACTTGCAGACCCTCTTGTACTTGTTTTTCCTTCTCCTCAAAGGGTACTTGTAGATCTAGAGGGTCAGACAGTAGAAACCGTTCCTGTATGGAATGATCCTGGTGACTATCGTCCTAATGGATTTATGGGTCCTGTCTGCGATCCTACTAGTCCGTATGGTCCAGTAGATTCTATTGGAGAAACAGACCCTAGAGTTGTAGATCCTCAGGCACCACCAGAAGGTAGTGGACCTGCATACACTGGTCCAGTAGAACCATATCGTCCTCTTGGTGACATGGGTCCTGTATGTGATCCTTTTGTCCCAGTAAATATAAATCCAGAAGTCGTAACACCTAGGCAAGATCCAGTAGGTGCTGCTGCTGATGATGACGACGGGGAAACATACCCAGATCCTAGCGTCCAAGATCCTAGGAGACCAACCTCGGTTCCTGTATCGATCGTAGAACCCCCTGACTATCGCCCTGACGGTCCTTTCGGTCCTGTTTGTGACCCTACCCTAGATCCGTTGCTTACTGCCACTGCTGGCGATACTGCTATAGGTGATGGCAACCCAGATGATCTGAATCCAGATGACATATATCCAGACATTCAAGATTTCCCTGGTGCATTACCTGATTGGGCCAACCTTCCTAATTCTCCACCAACTATAGGTCTTCCTACAACAGATCAATTTGAAGATGGTATTGATGCACCTAGTGTTGCTGGTGTTGCAGTATCATACATTCCATTTTTTGATACTAGTGATATCAATAATATTCCTGCTTCATTTACATTCGATGATCCAGAACCTGATAAAGGTGACTGGAACTGGAGTCACTATTATTTCAATGGTAAGTTCTTTGAATGGGATCAAACAAATACATTCAATGGTCTCACAGGTGCTGGTTTATATGGAGCACTAATTGATGCAGCAAAGAATGATACTGAAAAACCTGAGGGAGACAGAGAAGTTTTTCAACCAGGCAACTATTGTGAAGAACCATGGGGTGATCAGGTATTAGATCCATACACTGATACCGATGGCAACGTTGTTTATCGTCAGGTGCGTTCCTTTCCTAGAACTTATCAGGTAAGTCATGAATCTTTTCCTGAAGAGTTTAGTCAAAAATCTGCATGGATCTCTCAAGGTATCTGTAGTTTTGAAGGTAAGACTAGAGAGGTTGGTGACGCAGCATTCTTTTCATCAAAGATTACTATTCCTGATACTGACACATACAAAATTAGGTATAAGTTTTTCAAACGTGGTGAGATATTTTTAGATTATATCGATCCAGATAAAACTACTATCGAATTAGTTACTGAAGCAGAGGGTAGTGCTAGTTATTCTGGAGATGAATATGATGTTGTTAGTAAAGATCTTGACGCAGGGGAATATGACATTACTGTGTTCATGGAAAACTATGCAATAGGAACTCCCCAATCACTCTGGAAAGATTCACCTGCAGCATGTTCTGTTGAGATATATCAAGGAGATTTTTCTATTGTCTCAGGTCAAATACCATGTGATGTAGGTATAGTTGAATCTAATGTACCTGGTGGTGCGTCCTTCGATAGTAATGGAAATATAATTGTCACAGGACAATGTAGAGTACAGTTTGATTTTGAATATGATGACAATCCAGATACTTATGGTACTGCTTTAGGTACAGTAGCGTACAGTGCTCTAAACATTTCTTTTACTCAGGATACTTCAACCTCTTCAGGATCTGCTAGAGAAACTAGAAGAGTGGCACAAGGAACTTATCAGATAGCATTATCTAATGCAAACTCTGCTGGTTTTACTATCGAAAATAACAATACTGAAATTTGTTTCAAAGATGGTGATGCAAACGATTGTAATGCACAACTAAAAATTACAACTCTAGAGTCTAGTTCAGCAGGTGAGGGTGTAACGTTTACTTGTGGTACAGTTGCAGAGGTAGAACTTGGTCTAAGATATGATGACAATCCAAATACAGAAGGACTTGCCCTATCAAGCGTTACTTGGTCTGGAGATGATAATGTCACTCTTGTTAGGGATACCAATAAAGAATCTGGATCTAGAACTACCAGAAAAGAATTACTATCTGGAACTTATACAATGAACCTAGTAGATAATGCAGGAGGATTTCTCGTGCAGAACCCTGGGTCTTTCCAGAATGATTCGTATATTGTTTTGTATGATGGTGGTGGGTCTGACGAGAATGGTCGTCTAACATGTGAACAGATTAGTGCATCAGGTCAAAATGTATTTTCTGCTTTTGATAGTAATGGCAATCTTGTAATTACAGGTACACGAGGATATACTAATGATTTCATTGAAGGATTCAAAGATGATAGTAGTGTATGGCAGCAGTCTGATGTAGGCACAGAGATCTTATTCAATGCTACAGACTCTTCTAAGGGTATGCAAGTACAGATTGGTATCATTCCTAGGAATAGGTTCGATGGAAACAACTATACTATCGCTACTGACTGGGCAGTAAAACAGATCATAAACTATGGTAACGGTTATTCGGTTGACGATACGTGGGATGTGTCCTATACTAACTCTGCTACTGGTGGCACCACTAGTGCGAAGGTCAAGATCTTCTCCACTCGTAAGGGTCGTGCTTCCGTTGGCAATCTAGTCTGGTCAACAACAAATAATGCTGTTGGTTATGACGAGTCCTTCACTCCATTCCCCTGACTAATCAATGGATATTCAAATTGATAAGGACATGCTTCCAGAACATCTCCGTGAGATGTTTGATGATGATGTTGTCTTAGATACATTCTATGCAGACCAAGATGTTGCATTGATAGATGCTCTTGGCAATCCCATTGAAAGGGATATGAATCAACTCAAGATAGAATATGCTTTGAAGAAAGCAGTACAAGACATGGTTCCTCACAAACCCAAACCAAAACCCAGAAAGAAATTTCATTCAGTCATTGATGAACTGAACAAATTGTGAAGGCACTTGACAGGGACGGCGATCCGTCCTATACTAACCAAGTTGAGGGATAAAACCCTTATACATATTAGGACGTAACTCAATGTTACGTTTTACAACACGAGACTAGTCGAGTCTCTATTCATCTGCGGGTATCCATTCCGCAAGTAACTAAAGGTAATTTTCAATGATCAAATCTGTATTCGCAGCTTCCGCTGCTCTGTTCGCTTCCGCTGGCGCTGCCCTTGCAGGTCCCTACGTCAACGTAGAAACCAATGCTGGTTGGACTGGATCGGAGTACAATGGTGCCGCAACGGACCTTCACCTGGGCTATGAAGGACCTATCGGTGAGTCTGCTTCGTACTACGTCCAAGGCGGCGCTACTCTGGTCTCCCCTGACGGTGGCGAAACCGAAACCGTTCCTTCTGGTAAGGCAGGCGTGGGTCTCTCCTTGAGCGATGCTCTGGGTGCCTATGGCGAAGTCTCCTTCGTGGGCAGTGGCGATGCTGACATCGACCGTGGATACGGCGCTAAATTGGGTCTGAAGTATTCCTTCTGATCTCCAATGTAACTGAGGGCACCTTCGGGTGCCCTTTTTTTATTTCTCATACTTATGAATTTTGCAGTTTACACACGTCCTGGGTGCCCCTTTTGTACAAAGGTAAAGCAAGTTCTCTCAGGTAAAGGTTTGAATTACAATGAGTATATCCTCAACGTAAATTTTCAACGAGAAGATTTTTACAAGCAATTTGGAAATGGATCTACATTTCCTCAAGTGGTTATGGATGGTAAGAATATCGGTGGATGCACTGAGACAGTACAGTATCTCAGAGAACAAAAACTGATCTAAATACTCATAGTATATCCAATTGGAGGTTGGTGGTTCCAGAAATTTTTTTAGGTAGTAAGGAGAGGAACCCATGTTAGTAGCACTAGTTGTTTTAGTGGTTATTGGTGCATTTATTCTAGGTTCATTTGTAACCTGGAGTATCAAACCACACATCGATGCGTACGTTGACAATGCAGCCTATGCTAAAGCAATTATACATCCAGAAATGCTAGACGATGATGGGAATATCCTACGGGATGAGCTCATATACATAACTAGAGACAATGATTTCTTGGATGAACCAGAAGACATTGATGAAGATGACGATGAGTAATTGAGGTAAATTATGGCAAAAACAATGATGGTGAATAGCAGTAGCAGACTGCTGATTAGCGAGGTCCTACAAAAGGTTCACAACGCTAAAACAAAAAGGGAAAAGATCATTCTACTTAGGCAGTATGAATCTGTTGCTCTTCGCCAACTTTTGATTTGGAATTATGATACCTCTGTAGTCAGTATGATTCCAGAGGGTGATGTCCCTTACAAAGCAAACGATGCCCCTGCTGGTACTGATCACACCAGACTAGAGTCAGAATATAGAGGACTCTATCGTTTCTGTAAGGGTGGAGCAGATAAACTGCCTTCACTAAAACGTGAGACTATGTTCATTCAACTTCTTGAAGGACTCCATGAGTCTGAAGCAGAAGTTCTTTGTTTGATCAAGGACCATAATCTCACTAAAAAGTTTCGTATTACATTTGCAGTAGTAAAGGAAGCATTTCCCAATATTGAATGGGGCGGTAGATCTTGAGAGTATTCAAACAGAACTGCTCCAAAGAAGAAGCAAGTGACAAGACACTACCATATACTTGTTACCTTGTGACCTATACTGTAGATGGGAAAGAAACATATGATCTTGCAATCTCTACTAAACAAGTAGAGATGTTTGATTATTATTGGGACCTATACAAAAAAGATTTTATTGGTTGGGTCCAATCTGATGGTAGAATGAATCCTAAACTATGGCAAGACCCAAGCAAGAAAAAACCGACCAAAACAAAATGACTGTTTACCTTGATAACCGATCGGTTGAAGAGGAAGAACGGGAGATTACAGAACAGCAAGAGCAACTTGCGAGACAAAAAGATGCAGCAGAAATAACTGCTAAACTCTTTTGGCATCTCCTTATTGCTCCTGTTGTTTTCTTTTTGTTATGGAATTCTATCTTGACATCGCTGTTCGGTCTTGCTAAGATAGGTTACCTAAAATCCTTAGGTATTTTATTGATGGCACATTTGCTTAGAGGTTCAAAGAATGAATAGTGTAAAACTGGTAACAGTTACACCTGACGCAGAAAAGATTATGGGATATGTTGCTCGTGTGAGCAACCCTAAGAACCAAACTAATCCAAATGTTGCAGGTCTTTTATCATATTGTATCAAGCATGGGCATTGGTCTGTGTTTGAGCAAGCAACAATGACTCTTGAGATTGAAACTACAAGGGGAATTGCTGCACAAATTCTTCGCCATAGATCATTCACATATCAAGAGTTCTCTCAAAGGTATGCTGATAGTTCTATGTTGGCAGAAACTATTCCACTTCCAGAACTTCGTAGGCAAGACACAAAGAATCGTCAGAATTCTATTGATGATGTTGACCCATTCATCAGACAGAAGTATGAGATCTTGATGCAGCATCACTTCAAAGAAGGGATGCAACTATATCAAGAGATGCTAGACTCTGGTATTGCAAAGGAGTGTGCTCGTTTTGTGCTTCCCCTTGCCGTACCCACCAAAATCTACATGACGGGCTCAGTTCGGTCATGGATTCATTACATCGATCTTCGCTCTTCCAATGGAACTCAGAAAGAACATATGGATATTGCACTGGGTGCTAAGAGGATCTTTACTTGCACGTTCCCAACCGTCGCTGCTGCATTGGACTGGTCTTGTCCTAATGACGACTGCAAATGCGACGAAATCGAATCAATACAACCAGCAATTAGGATTGACTAACAATGCCAACTTACCCCGTAATAAATAAGACTACTGGAGAAAAACAAACTCTCCAGATGAGCATGACAGATTACTGCGAATGGAAAGATGCTAACCCTGACTGGGATAAAGACTGGTCAGAAGGTATCGGTGGTCATATGTATGGCAAACCCAAACCCGATCAAGGTTTCAAAGAAGTTATGTCTAAAGTCCAAAGAAAGCACCCTGGTGCCAACCTAAGTCGTTTTATTTGATATGCCTAGATCAAGAAAGTCTCGCTCTGCTAATGGTTCCCCTCCTGTCCCACCTGGTATGACTGCTAAACAGATCAAACGTAGACGCCCTATTGATGCTTCCTACATGGTTCCTATCGAACCTGCTACGGAGAATCAGGAGTGGATGTTCAAAGAGTATGCTAGTGGTAAGAATCTTTTACTGCATGGAGTAGCAGGTACAGGTAAGACTTTCATCACATTGTACAATGCGTTGACAGAAGTTCTTGATGAGAACTCACCGTACGATAAGATCTATATTGTCAGGTCCTTAGTACCTACTAGGGAAATTGGTTTCCTTCCTGGTGATCATGAAGACAAGGCTGCTTTGTATCAGATCCCATACAAGAACATGGTTAGATATATGTTCTCTATGCCTGATGACAATTCGTTTGAAATGCTCTATGATAATCTGAGAGCACAGGAAACAATCAGTTTCTGGTCCACATCATTCCTTCGCGGTGTGACTTTGGATAACTGTATTGTAATCGTGGATGAGTTTTCTAACCTGAACTTCCACGAACTTGACTCTATCGTTACTAGAATTGGTGAGGATAGTAAGATTATGTTCTGCGGTGACATCGCTCAAAGCGATCTCTCCAAAGAGAGTGAGAAGTCTGGTATCTCAGACTTCATGAAGATCATTCAATCCATGAGTGATTTTACGTGCATTGAATTTGGAATCAATGATATTGTACGCTCTGGTCTAGTCAAAAACTATCTACTTGCGAAGTACAAATTAGGATTCTAATGTTCAATTTTGTCCATACTACCGACTTCCTAGAACCAAAAGTTACTGAGGAAAATGGTGTTCGATTTTATAAGTTTCCCAATCAGGATAAATATTATCCGAGTGTTACTTCAGTAACTGGCATCAGATCCAAACAAGGTATCCTTGAGTGGCGTAAACGTGTCGGTGAAAAAGAAGCAAACAGAGTATCTGCAGCAGCAACCTCACGCGGTAATGCGTTCCACAACTATTCAGAGAAGTATCTAAAGAGTACACTCTGTAAAGAAGATAAGGATCATCCTCTTGCTTGGTACATGTTCTCTTCAGCGAAGCCACATCTTGATCGTATCAATAATATTCATTGTTTAGAAACTCCCCTGTGGTCAGACTATCTTGGTCTAGCAGGACGAGTTGATTGTATTGCTGAATTTGATGGCGAACTAGCAGTCATTGACTTCAAGACTTCTACAAAACCTAAACGTGAATCATGGATTGAAAATTATTTCGTTCAAGAGACTGCCTACGCTGCTATGTTTTTAGAACGTACAGGATTAGAGGTAAAGAAAATTGTCACACTGGTCGCCGTCGAAAAAGACAACTCTATACAAATTTTTGAGAAGTACAATATTGATGACTATCTACAACTACTCAAGTCATACATTGAAGAATTTGCCAGGAGTCAGCATGAATAAGAAAGAAGTCGAAAAGAAATTTATGACTTCTGCTAAGTTCTCAGAAGAGATCGAGAACATTGTCAAGAATGGCAATGGTCTTGTGAACTATATTGAGGCAATCATCTGCTTCTGTCAAGATCAAGAGATTGAAATGGAAACTGTACCTAAACTGATCTCCAAATCACTGAAGCAAAAGTTGCAGTATGATGCACAAAAACTAAACTACATCAAGAAAACATCACGAGGAGTGCTGCCATTGTGAATGGGTTTGAAGTCTACCAAATGTATCTTTCATTGAAGCAGCACTTCACCAGAGAACAGTACGATTACTTCCGCTACGGCGGAAGAACTAGAGCAAAGGAAACAACCTTTCTCAAAAGAAAAGACTCTTATTTTTTCAAGAAACTAGCAACTCGTTATTCTAAGGAAGATTTGCTTTTGTATCTTGTGTCTAACTTCATTACTGATTTTGGTGGATACGTTCGGAATTTTTCCGATGATGTATATAAAAAGTGGAAGATCAAACAAGAGTCGTTCACATACAAATTCAAACAGGATGTTGAATACCTACTAGATGAAGTCGAAGCACCCTATGAAGATAACTTTGACCAATTGTTTCGGACAGAACCTGGTAGACATCCTATCCTACTAAAGAGCTTCTACGCTAACGAGATCTCCCTTGAAACCATGGCAGTCTTTGAACACTGCTTAGGTTATGTAAAAAATTTTGATAGTACAATTACAGATCCAGTGTGGGTAGAAACTCGCCTGCAAATTATCAAGTACATACCTTTTCTAAACATAGAGTGTTCCAAATACAGAAAGGTTATACTTGAAACTATAGAAAGAAAACTATGAGTTTTTTCAAGTCAGAAATAGTACAAGATAACTTACAAGATATCTTTGAAACCTATAAAGGTATTGCTGCCATGAGTTCGGAACTCCCACACATGGATAAGCATGGCAGAATACAGCATATCAATGACACTCTGATGCTTGTGGAAAAGCAGAAGGTGTTCTACACCAGGTTGGTCCTTGCTTCCATGTCCGATGAGGAAGCAATGGATATGAAAATCAGGATCGATTCCTTGACAAGCGCCTTTGGGTATGCTACACTAACGGAGTGCATGGAGAGCATGTTTGCCATCCTAAACCAAGCACTACAGCAGGAACTGGAAACCGATACATAGTATTGGTACGATCATCCAGTACCACAAATACAATCCATTCAATACGAAAATCTTATGTCTTTCGCAAGTCTGAAAAAGTCCAGTGGCAACAACTTTGCAAAGTTGACTGCCGAGATTGAGAAGATCAATCAACCTCAAGGTAGCGGCGGTGCAGACGACCGTCTTTGGAAACCTGAACTGGACAAGGCAGGTAACTCATACGCAGTTATCCGTTTCCTTCCTGCACCTGATGGTGAGGATATGCCTTTTGCAAAAGTGTGGTCCCACGCATTCAAAGGACCTGGTGGTTGGTACATCGAGAACAGTCTTACCACTCTCGGTAAGAAAGATCCTGTCGGTGAACTGAACCGTGAACTGTGGAACAGTGGTCAAGACTCTGATAAAGAGATTGCCCGTAAGCAGAAGCGTAAACTCTCTTACTACGCTAACATCTACGTTGTTAGTGATTCTACTCGTCCTCAGAACGAAGGTCGTGTATTCTTGTACAAGTTTGGTAAGAAGATCTTTGACAAGATTGTTGAAGCGATGCAACCTCAGTTTGCTGATGAGACTCCAGTCGATCCATTTGATCTCTGGAAAGGTGCTGACTTCAAACTGAAGATCCGTCAGGTCGAAGGTTACTGGAACTATGACAAGTCTGAGTTCGCTGATGCTGGCACCCTTGCTGACCTTAGTGATGATGATCTAGAGAAAGTT